AACAGGTGGTATATCTTTACTAGATACAACACAAGCACATTATATTGCAGTTTCAATTTATAATGATAATGCAGACTTTCAATGTAACTATGGTGGCTATACAACCATCTCAATCTCAAGTGCAGCATCAGACGAAAACGGCTACGGAACTTTTGAATACGCACCCCCATCAGGCTACTACGCCTTATGCACTAAAAATTTAGCGGAGTTCGGATAATGGCTTATACAAATATAGACGACCCATCTGCATATTTTCAGACTGCTCTTTTTAGTGGAAACGGAAGTACAGTAGTGGCTGTAACTAATGACGGAAACAGTGACTTACAACCAGACCTACTTTGGTTTAAAAGACGAGATGGTGCTGTTTCCCATGCAATTATAGATACAAATAGAGGAGCAAATGTTACTTCTGGGTTTGGACCGACAGGATATAATATAGTTTCAAATACTAACTCCACTGCTACAGAAGTAGCTGATAACACGGGAGTTATGACAATTACATCTGATGGTTTTACTGTTAAAGAAATGACTTACGCTTCAGGAAATATGAGTACTGGTTCAATGTGTTGTTGGCAATGGCATTGTAATGCAGGTGATAGAATTACATTTAATGAAAGTGGTGGTAATCCAGGCGGTGTTAGACAAACAAATGCTACAGCAGGACTTAGTATTATAGTTTATACAGGCACAGGTTCTAATGGAACAATAGCACACGGATTAGGAAAAGCTCCTGAATTTCTTATTTTCAAAAGAGGAAATGCTACAAATGTTTGGGCAACATGGCATCAAGCATTAGGTGATGATTATAAAATTGTACTTAATAGTACAGATGCCAAAGATTCAGATGGTGCTTTTATGAATAGCACTTTACCAACCTCTACAAATATAACTGTAGGTGGTGCTTCAACAAACACAAACGCAGATGGTGGTACTTATTTATGTTATGCATGGACTTCAATACAAGGCTACAGCAAGTTCGGCAAGTATGTCGGTAATTCAAATGCGAATGGTCCATTTATCTACTTAGGATTTAAGCCTGCTTTTGTGATGTTAAAGAGAACTAATACTACGAGTAATTGGATAATTATGGATAGCAAAAGAAATGCTTTTAATGAGATGGAGTCAAGATTATTTCCAAACTTGGGTAATGCAGAACAAACACAATCAACTTATGGTCTTGATTTTTTAAGTAATGGTTTTAAATTAAGAGATACAGTTTCACAAAGTAATGGTAGTGGTAGTACATACATTTACATGGCATTCGCAGAAAATCCATTCACAACATCAACAGGAATCCCAACAACAGCGAGGTAAATTATGTGGGCTTTAGTAGAATCAGATAACGTAACACAAGTCTTTACAAGACCTAAAGGTATAACCGTAGGAGAAATTAATTACCCTAGCAATATCTTTATGCTTTGGACAGCTTCAGAACTAGAAGCACTAGGGATTTATGAAGTCGTTATCGACAACACAAACTTAAAAGATAAAGAGTATTACATCAATACCAATCAAAGCTTTGACTTTGCAGATGGCGTTGTAACAGCTTCATACGGTGTGGCAACTGCTAAACCTTTAGATGATGTACTTTTTACAGCTCAAGAAGAAACAGATGGGCTTGGTACAGAAGGCGATGTAAAACAACCCGGTATCCGTCAAGGCTATAAAGATACTATCAACGCACAAGCCGGTGGTATCTTACAAGGCACTGACTGGATGGTCGTTAGAGCTTCTGAAGGTGGTACAGCAGTACCAAGCGATATAGCAACTTGGAGAGCTGCAGTGCGTACAAAGTCTAATGACATGTGTACAGCTATTGACAACGCTGCAGACGTAGATGCTTTAGCAGCTTTATACACTTACACAAATACAGGTACTGAAGAAAGTCCTGTTTACACAAGACCTCTAGGTGAATTTCCAATCTTAGGAGCATAACATGGAACTATCAGCGTATATCATTTGGAACATTTTTATAACGCTAGTCTTAGCCCCTATCTGGTTTCAGATTAAACAGAACTCTGGAGAGCTTAGAAGACAAGATATATTGCTGAACAAGACTCGTGAAGAGATTGCAAAAGGTTATGTAACCAAAGATGAGCTAAGAAACGATATGACAATCATCATGGAAAGAATGGATAAAATCAGTGAAAAGCTTGACAAATTGTTTGAAGTTAAGTAAAATGGTAGTAAAGAGAAAAAAAACTAAGAAGCTTCCTGCTTCGACCTTAGTTATTTCTATTACTACTGTCCCTTCAAAACTATTGAAGAAATTAACACGTAGGAAAAAGAATGGATAAAAATAAAAGAAATAAAAAATATAAAGCTACTTATAAAACTAGTAATCGTCTTGACATGAGTAAAGGTGGTAGAGTTAGTTATCGTGAAGGTAATGAAGTTGAGGATGACGGAAAACCTAGCAGAGGTGAAGAAGAATATAAACAAATTCCAGCACCAACACCTGCACCTACTCCTGCCCCGACTCCTGCATCGGGAGGAACACCTGCACCGACTCCTGCACCGACTCCTGCACCAAACCCATTTGACGACCCTACGTATAAATCACCGTTTAGTGGACTGACTGGAGCAGCCTTAACTCAAGCTCAAAAAGATAGAGAATTACGACTAGAAGCAGCTGGACAAAAAGTAGAAGATATTGCTTCAGGAAAAGTAGGTTTACCTTCAACAGCAAAAGCAGAAGCAACTTTAATTGGTGAACCTTCTGAAGAAACAACATTAAAAGCAGACGATACTATGTTTGTAGCAGCACCTAAACCTGTTACAGCTGATGTTGTTAGTGAAGTAGAAGAAAGAAAAGTTAAAGAAGCTGCTCCAGCTACAGTTGTAAGTGCTCCAAAAGAAATAGTTGCCTCAACTATAGCTGCTGAAGATATTGTTAAAGTTCCAGAAGAAGCTATTGTTAAAGCTGCTAAAGGAGAAGTTTCTCCAGAAGTTTCACAAACACTTGCTGATGCTGCCGGAATTGCTGAAGTTCAACCTATTGAAGGAGCTGAAGTAAAAGTTATTCCCGGAGCTTTAACAGAAAGAGTTATAGGTGTTATTAGTCCAGAAGCAAAAGCTCAAGCTGCTACAGTAGCTGGTACAACTTTAGCAAAAGTCACAAGAGCTAAAAAACAATTAAAAAATGCTGGTCTAAGTGATGAAGCTATTGCAGAGCTTGGAAATAATCCAGAAGCTTTAGAAGATAGATTAATGGATTTAACTGAAGCAGAAAGAGGAATTATTGAAGGATTACCCGAAGAAGCTTTAGTATCTACACAATTAAATAATTTATTAAATGGAATTGAAGAGGGTACAATTCCTCCTTGGGCTGCTCCTGCTGTTGCATCTGTTGAACAAATGTTAGCTCAACGTGGCATGACAGTATCCACTGTAGGTAGAGATGCGTTAGTAAATACTATTATTGGAGCTTCTATTCCTTTAGCTCAAGCAAATGCTCAAGCTATTCAAACAAGTGTAAGCCAACAAAAAAACATTGAGGCTCAAGCTGAATTAACTAATGCTCAATTTAGACAACAAACAGCAACAGACAACGCTAATAAAGTTTTTCAAATGGACATGGCTCAGTTTACTTCTGACCAACAAATTGCGTTATCTAATAGTAAGTTTTTACAAACTGTTTCATTAACTAATACTAGCAATGAACAACAAGCAACTTTACAAGAAGCTGCGTTAATGGCTCAAAGAAACTTAGCAGAAGCTGACCAAAATACAAAACTTGGTATTACTAATGCTCAAGCTTTTTTACAAATGGACATGGCTAATTTAAGCAACGAACAACAATCTTATGTTCTTAAAGCTCAAATGGAACAGCAAAGAATGTTAAGTAATCAAGGAGCTGCTAATGCAGCCTTACAATTTAACGCTACAAGTGAAAATCAAACAAATCAATTTATGGCTCAGTTAGCTACAAATGTTGAGTTAAATAATGCTCAACGAGTTGATGCTATGAATCAATTTAATGCAACTCAAAAAAATCAAGCTTTTGCTCAAGAGTATCAATCTCAAGCTGAAGCAGAAAAATTTAATGCTCAACTTGCTGCACAAACTGACCAATTTAATGCTCAACAAGAATTTGCTAGACAACAGTTTAATGCTCAAAATAGTTTAGTTATTGAGCAATCAAATGTTCAATGGCGTAGAGATATTACTAAAGCTGATACAGCTATTCAAAATCAAATTAATATGCAAAATGCACAAAATACTTTTGCAATGTCTCAAGCAGCACAAGCACAGCTTTGGCAAGAACTTAGAGATGAGTTTGATTATATATTTAAAGCATCAGAAAACGCAGAAAATAGAAAAACAAATATAGCAGTAGCCGGACTTCAAGGTGGGGAAGGTGCTGCACATAAACGAGATGGTTGGATGAGAAATCTTGAAAGATTAATTGCAATGGGATAAACTATGATTAAAAAATTCTTTAAAAACACATTTAGTGCATTAAAAAAAGTTTTTGCACCTATCGGAAAAGCTTTAAAAAGAGGGCTTAAAGGAGTAGGAAAATTTTTTGGTAAGCTTGGTCCAGTAGGAACATTAGCTTTAAGTTTAATGTTACCGGGCATAGGCTCTGTGTTTAGCTCCTTAGGAGCATGGGCAGGGGTTGGAGCAGGGGCAACAGCTCCTTTTGCTGGAACAGTTTTTGGACCTCTTGGAAAAGTTATTCAAGGAGTAGCTAGGGTTGGTAGTAAAATGAATAAAGTGTATAACACTGTTAGTAGTTATGTAGGCGATACAATTAACACAATTACTGGTGGAGCTACAGGAAAATTTTCTAATTGGGTAAGTTCTAAACTTGACAACACAAGAAGAATGTTTGGTTTAGAAACAAGCATGGATGCTAAAGGATTTGAAACTGCTATTAACGATAATGCTAAAGCAGTTCAAAATTTAACAGATGTAAACGCAACCTATACTCCTCCAAAAATTGCTGACCCAATTCCTTCACCTTCTATTGAAAGTATGCCGGGAGCTGAAACATCTATAAAATCTAGTAAGTTATCTGATGAAGAGTTATTTGCTCAAGCAGAACAAAAGTCTTTATTAGCTGAACCAGTTACTCCTACTACAAAAACTAATTTAGAAATGAATCCGGGAAGAGAAACAGTAGAAGTTCCTGTTGGTTTTGAAGCAGTTCAAAATGAAACTTTAAAGCCTTTTGCTAATAAAAAAAATCCTTTTCAAGAATATCAATTAAAAACAAAAACAGTTTTTAAAGACGAATTAACACCTGATTTACTAGACAAAATTAATACTGATGATGTCAATTACTTTGCAAAATTTGAAAATAATAAAGTAACTAATACAGCTAATTTTGTAGAAACAAACTACGGTAAAAAAGTAGAAGGTGTTTGGTCTCCAAATCAAGAATATAATGAGTTAATTAAAAATCCAAAAAAATTAGAAGGTCAAATTCTTCGTCAAGATATAGGAAGCATAGCTAAACCTGCAGCTGTCGTTGGGTCTATATTAGCTCCTGAAGCTGAAGTAACTGGAGGCAGTACAGTTCAAGTTGCTCCGTTACCAACTGATACAGATGTTAAAGATTATACTGATTCTGTCGGAAGTGCATACCAAGGTTTAGGATACAAAGGACCAAATACATTAGAAGGTTATGCTATGCAGGGTGCATACGGAAATACTCCATTTAACTTTTTAAGTAATTATAGTCAAAGAATTTTACAACCTAGTATGACTACAGCAATGCCAACTATCGTTTAATATAAATTATGAACAAAATATCACAAGAAGAATTACAAGCAGTTAATGGTTTTAGAGGACCTATACCCGGACAATCTTTAACTAATTCGCCAGACCAAAAGTATCCATGGGAAAGAGCTCCAGAGTATACTAATGTTACATCAGCTCAAGTATTTTTATTAGCACATTTAACAGAAAAAGAAATGTTTTTAAATGTTACAGATGCTGTAGCTGATGGAGTACCTATTGATATTATTACACGAACTATTCTATTTGATGGATATGCAAATGGAAAGTGGGATGTTGATTTATTAATGTTATTAGTTGAGCCTTTAGCAATTATTGTTATGGCTCTTGCAGAACGTGTAGGATTAGATTATGTTTTATATGACGGTGACCAAGATGAACATGATGAAGACGATTCTGACTTACAACGTGAAAGTTTTGTAAAAATGAAAGAGATAGAAAGTAATTTAAAAAATTCTATCACAGATAAAAAAATGAGTAAAAATTCTCAAGCTTTAGCTTCACAAGTTCAAAAAGGTTTAGAAGCTATTCCAGCTCCTTTAATTGAAGCAGCACAAGAAAACATAAAAGAAAAATCTTTATTGGAGAAATCAGATGGCTAATCCGTATACACAAGATATTACACCCACAGTTAAAGCAATACAGAAATCTAGAGAGCCTAGTTATGCTGACCAAGTAACAAGTTTATTTGCCACATATTTACAAAAAGATAAAGAAAAATTAGATGAAAATATTAAAACTTTAAGCACAGATTTTGTTGCAGAAAAACAAACCCTTGCGAAAAGATTAGGATATTATAAAGAAGCTCTAAGTATAAAAGATGTTATTGACAAAGACTATGGTGGTAATATTTATAACTATGCATTAAATGAAACTAGAAAACAATATGAAAATAGAGTTGCTAGTCAATATGGTGTTCAAGGCAAAGAAGGCTGGAGAATTTTTGATGATAATACCGAAACAACATCAAAAGAATATTTAGAGCCTAAGGCTAGAGCTTATGAAAAAAGACTTCAAACTCTTTTTGATACAGCGGGTAAAATTGATATAAACGTTGATTCTGCAGGTACTTATACAGATGATATGTTTACTAATGTAATTAATACATTGCCTTCAAGAGAACGTTCAACAAGCTGGGGAGTTTTAGGAGATTTAATTTCTGGAAAAGGTTTAAACACTAGTAAAAATTATGCAACAACTCGACAAGATATTTTAGACAGAGTTTTTTCTGAAATTCCAAATAAAGAATTAGGAGAGTTAGGAGAACAATTTAAAAATTTATATGCTGCTGACCCTAAATATGCTCAAGTATTTGAAAAAGAAATAGCCCCAAATATTAAAGTAGGCACAAGTGTTAAAGATTTTTCTAATGAAAGAGTAATTGAAATAGAAGGATTAAAAACTAGAGTACTAGAGCAATATTCTACTTATATTGATAAACAAGGAAGACCACAAAAAACAAGTGTTATTACTTCAATTTTAAGTGAAGATGAAGTACCGTTAACAAAAGAGCAAGTTGTTTCTTTGAATGAAGAACTATCAGATAAAGGAAGTAAAACATATAGAGAACTTAAAGAAGCTGGTAAAAAATCTCACGAAATCTTAGAAGCTTTAAATCAAGATTTGGATAATTTTAAAAATCCAACAATTAAAGGAATTGAGTCTATGTACACAAATCCTCAAAACACAAAAGTTTTAACAGGTTTGTATAACTCATGGCAAGTTCAAAATGGTTTTGCAACGCTAGAAGAAGTAGGATTTGGCGGTAAAACTACAGTGGTTCCTCTTGAGGGAGCAGCAGAAAAAGAAGGATATTTAACTTACGAAGAATGGAAGCGTAAAGAAATGAATTCTGCTAAATCTTTAATAATGGATATACCAGAAGATGACGATGCATTAGCTAAAAATTCTATTCCTGTAGAAAATGAACAAGGTATTATAGAAGCATATAATCTTGGAAGTACTAGTTTTGAAAGTCCATTATTTATTCAATCTATGATAGGAAAAAATGAGGCTATTCAATCTCCAAAAGATAATCGAACTGTTAGTTTAAACGTATACGCTTTAGAATCTTTAGGTTTAGATAAAACTAAATTTGTTCAAGATTTAGAAAATGAATTTAATGATAAAGATTACTCAAGAGTTTCTTCAGGTGGAATTTATTTTGATAAAGCTAATCCATTAATTATTCAAGCTGAAGAACTTCCGGCTGTAGGTATTACAGAAATTTCTGAGCCTATTGAACTTGGTTATAATATTAAAGACCATAAGTTTGTTATGAGATATGCTAATAGAAATGTTGTAGAGTTTAATCCTTTATCGGGTAAATATAGTTTAGAAAATCCAGACTTAATTGTAAACGAAATGGATTTAGATAGTTTAACTGATGGTCAATTATTAAATCTTTATCGAAATACAGGTAAAGGTAATATGTTTGAAAAACTAAATATGCCTAAAGACATTGATATTAAAGATGGTAAATTGTTTACAGGCATGTTCCCCGGACCAGACGTGTTTGATTTGTTTTCAAAACCTAAAATAGTTAATTCTTTTAGAGATAGAATAGAAAATACATTAAAAGAAAGACTACCTAAAAATGTAAATGTAGACGGATATCTTAAATTTTCTCCAGCAGAAAGAGAAGAAGAAATTCCTGAAGGCTGGTGGACAAATTATCAAGTCAACAATGTCAAAGGAACTGGCGAAACATTTGGAGCTTCACAAAGAGGTGGAAAATATAATGAACCACAAGAAAATAATTCTTTATTAAGTCCTACAGACTCAAAAAAAAAAGTAACGAATAGTTTAACTTTTGCAGAAAGCTCTAATAATCCTGATGCATTATGGAAACAATCTCAAAGAAATACTTTTAAAGAGTTTATTCCTACTAAAAGTACACTAGAAGAAGTTTTAGAATTTACACAGTTTGATGGAGAATATGCTAATTGGTCAAGAACACAAAGTAAAAAGAAAACTACGCATACCCCTGTTGGGAAGTATCAATTTGTCGGAGCTACATTAAGAGATATTAAAAATCGAGGTGGCTTTGATGATTTAAATATTGATAATAATACTATTTTTACAGAAGAAGTCCAAGACAAATTATTTGAATGGTATATTAAAGATACTATTAAAGCTGTTGGAAAAGATGCATCCCAAGAACAAAAAAGAAATAAAATTAGAAAACGTTTTGAAGGAGCAACGCCTAAAAATGTTTCTAATGAAGAATTAGATTTAATGATAGAACAAATCTTAACTGATACATATTCTACATAAAGGAAAAATTAAATGCCTATAGATATTACAAAAATTCCAGAAGAATTTAAAACTCCTACAGAAGTTCCTACTTCTAAATCTTTTAATTCCGATTACATTTCTCAAGAAGAAGCACTAAAGTATGCAGCAGCTCGTGGAGCTGATGATTCTATTCGTGGTATTCAACAAATATATGGAAAAATAACTAACAATGAAGAGTTATTAGAAAAGTTAAAAGAAAAAGACGAAAAACTTAAAACTATTTTTGACAATCAAGAGTATGGTGGAAAAGCTTTAGCTGCTTACATGGGAACAACTATGTTTTTAGACCCTGTAAGTTGGGTTCCTATTTTAGGCTGGGGTAAAAAAGCTAAACAAATGCAAAAAGGCGTAGATTATGGAATGTCTTTGGGACAAAGTGTTCGTAAAGGAGCTTTAGGTGGAGCTGGGGTAGGCTTAGTAGGCTATTATGGCGAAGATGATATGACAAGAGGCGAAGGCGTTTTAGCTGGAACAGCTTTTGGAGGAACGTTAGCATACGGAGCTTCTAAATTTGCAAATAAAATGCGTAAAGCTTCTGGTAAAAAACCTTTAATTCCTTCTAGTGAACAACGACAACAAATGGCAGGTGAAGATTTAGTTCAACAAGCTAAAGAAGGAAAGCTTTTAAGTCCAGATGAAATGAAAGCAGCACAACAACAAGCCATTGATTCTCTTATGGAAGAAAATCCAAGTTATTTATCTAAATCTATTAGTGGTTTAAATATAAGAAAAAACTATGAAGATATTGTAGGTACAAAAGTTTGGGATATGATGGTACAAAATTGGGGAGCTGGACTAGCAGGAATGGCAGCAGCTTCTGGTGGTTACAGTGCTCTTGATGACCCTGAAGCTTCTGAACTACAAAAGTTTGGAGCAGCTATTGCTTTTGGACTTGCTTCAGCAGGTGGTGTTAAAGGTTTAAAAAGAATACCAGTAAAAGAAGGCACACTAGGAGAATTAATTTCTAAAGGTTTTGTTGATAATTATGGTTTAGGTGATGATTATGTTAAACTTAAAAAGGGAACTCTTGCAGAAGTTAATACTATACGTTCTCAATTTTTAGATATTGTTAAAGCAACTGATGCTGGTTTAACTGAAGACGAACAAAAAGTATTTTATGCAATGCTTCATGGAATTATGGATGATGTTCCAGAATTAAAAGGTTTAAAAGAATCTACAAGAAAACTTATTTTTGAAACAGGACAAGAGCTTGTAGATATTGGTTTGCTTGATGCTAAAATATTTAGAAAAAATGCTGAAACATATTTACATAGAAGTTATGATTCTAAAATGTTAGCTGATGCAACCAATCCACAAGCAATTAGAGCAGCTAGAGATTTTAAAATTATTGGTGATGAATTAAAACCTAGAGGTAAAGTAGAAAAAACTACTCTTAATGCTTTTAATAACCCAGATTCTAAATGGCAAAAAGAAGGTTGGGAAATTATTAATGATTCTGACCCTAAAAAAATTAGTGTTAGAAGAGACTACACAAAATCCCAAAGAGAATTAATGGGTGAAATTGAAAATGCTTCTTTTGCTATTGCTGAAACTGGTCGTTTAATGACAAATGATTTAGCAGCTTATAAACTTTTTAGCAATATAGCTGATAGTGATTTTGCAGTAGACTCAGTTTCTTTTGGAAGAAAAGTAGCTGACGGAGAAATAGTAGAAGATGCTTGGATTAAAGTTCCCAATACTACAAAGTATAAAGGTAAATCCCATACAGTTTATGAGTATGGAAAATTAGCTGACCAGTATGTTCCTAAAGAAGTTTATAATGATTTATCTAAATTAATTCCAAGCACTAAAGATGACTTTAGTAAATTATTAGGACAAAAATACTTAGGATTAATGAGGCTTTGGAAAAAATCTAAAACTGCATGGAACCCAACCGTTCACGTAAACAATACAATGTCAAACGTTATGATGTTTGATAATGCTAATGGTCAATATCGTTTTATTAATAGAGGAATGAAAGAACTTAAAGACGGTTTAGATGGCAGAACAGATGCAACGTTATATAGAATGGCAAGAGAAGACGGTATTTTTGATGTAGATATTCTTACACGTGAATTAAACTCTGAAACTTCTACAGCGTTAGAAAAAGCTTTAAATGAATTTAAACAAGAAGGTAGAAACGAATTACATAATTCTATTAACTACAGTAAAAAATTAATTACTGGCTCTAAACAATTATATAATAAAACATTTGGTAAAATGGAAGAATGGTATCAAGCTGAAGACCAAGTATTCCGAATGGCTTTATACATGGATAGATTAAGTAAAGGAATGAGCAGAGCTGATGCAGCTGCTGATGCTAAAAAATGGTTTATTGATTATGATATTAATGCACCAGCTGTTAATTTTTTAAAAAACTCAGCCACTCCTTTTATTAGTTATACATATAGAGTTGTTCCTTTGTTAGCAGAAACAGCAGCTAAACGACCTTGGAAGTTTGCTAAATGGGCTTCATTTGGTTACACCTTAAATGAACTTGGAAAAGCTTATGGTGTAGGAGACGAAGAAGCAGAAAGAGCTTTAATGCCGGAAAGATTTAAAGAGCCTATGTTTGGTGTGCCGGGGTTTCCAGCAACAACAATTAAAACTCCATTCCAAGCTGGTAGAAGTGAAGCAGGAAAAGAAGTTCCATTATATGTAGACACTACAAGATTTATTCCCGGTGGTGATATTTTTCAAATGGGCGAAAAGGGTATTCCATTACCTATACCAGTTCCTTTTTCTGAATCTATTACTGGGAAAACAAAATTTTTAAGAGCCCCTGCAGCCATACAACCAAACTTTGGTATTGCTGGAGAAATTTTAGCACCTATGATGTTTGGTGTAGACCCTTTTACCCAAGAAAAAATTAAAGGTCTTGGTTTAGGAAACGATGAAGTTGTTAAAATGCAACATGTTTTAAGTAGACTTAATCCTAATATACCAGCACCATACATTCTTCCTGAGAAGTATGAGTCTTTTAGCTCTAAAAAAATTAGAAAAGCTTTTGAAGCTCAATCTGTTCAAGGTAAAAAACAATACGGTACAGACTTTACACCATTTGAAGCTATTATGAGTTCGTTTGGTTTTAAATTACAGCCAATTCAAATTGCAAAATTATTACAAATTGAAGATTCTAAATTTAGAAGACAATATAATACTGCTCGTTCTCAATATTTTAAATTAATGAAAGAATATAAAGAAGCACCTACACCAGAAAACAAAGAAAGAACTCAAGAACAAATTGATATTCTATACAAAGACATGGAAAATCTTGCAAGGATTTATAAAGCTAAACGAGCACAGGCAAAATCTAGAGACGGTAAAAAATTAGGTGGTGTGGCAATTGATAAAGATAAACCTGTAACCGATGTAACAGAATTTCCTTCTGAAAGAATAAACCCTTACACAAACGAACCTTACCTTGAAAGAGAACAATTTGCTCTTGGTGGAGACGTTGATGAATTTGTTCCATTATCATCACAGGTTGAAGAACTTGCTAGTATGGAATCATCTGAACAAGGAGCTATACTATCTGCTGGGGTAATGCCCATGGAAACTCTTGAACGAAAAGAAAAATAATGTATAAGTACTTCAAAGACTCAGAGTTAGCTTGTAAACACACAGGCGAGAATGGCATGGATGTTGCATTCATGAAAGTAATTGAAGACATCCGAGAAGAATGTGGTTTTCCATTTAGAGTTAGTAGTGCGTATAGACACCCTACTCATCCTATAGAAGCTGGTAAATCTAAACCGGGTGCTCATGCTTCAGGTAAAGCTATTGACATACTTGTAAGCATGGAACAAGCCTATAAACTAGTAGAAGTAGCGTACAAACATGGAATCATTAGAATTGGAATCGCACAAAAAGGTCCTATTGGGTCTCGTTTTATTCATTTGGATATGGATGAATCTCGTTCCAGACCCCGGATTTGGTCGTACTAATTATGTTATTATACACAGAGAAACAATTAGACAAAGCTTATAGGATAGACTGTAAAGCTCGTACTAAATGTAACGAGCCTTGGGTACAACGAGAAGACTTTAGACCTTTATACGAAGGTTTATTAGAGTCTTACATGGTTGCATACAGTGAAGATTACATACTTGGTGATAATGTACCAGAGTATCTTCTTGATGCTGTAAACGATTTACTTGAATCTACATTAACAATAGAACCATGAAAGTATTAGATGTATTAACAGGTCCTTTAGCAGACATTCTTGATAAGTTTGTATCTGATAAAGACTTAAAAACAAAACTTAACCACGAGTTAGAGTTAGAACTTCACAGGGCTAACATAGCTCAGTTAGAAATTAATAAAATAGAAGCAGCCCACAAATCTATCTTTGTATCAGGCTGGAGACCAGCATGTGCATGGATGTGTACGTTTGCACTAGGTTATCACTTTATTTTACAACCCATTATAGTTTTTTTATTTGCTATTTCAGGAAAGACTGTACCACTTCCTGAGTTTGACATGAACGCTTTACTAACAATTCTTTTAGGAATGTTAGGTCTAGGTGGTATGCGTAGCTTTGAAAAAACTAAAGGTGTAAACAGAGATTAATAATGACTCGAAGGTCTATAAATCAAAATTTGTTTTTACCAATAATCATATTAAGTTTATTAGGATTATCTTATTTAACTTAATAATCTCCCATTTAAATGAGCTTCAATCTCATTATGAATCTTATCTAACTTAGCTGTTGCTTCTCGCAACACAATGGTTAAAGTATTAAATTCTTCTTTACTTAAATAATTTTTTAAAGCTGTAATGTCTGTTCGAGTTCTTTCGGTAACTAGCTTACCTGTTCTATCATAGAATAAATCATAACCTAACAGCTTTGCTTCTGTGCGTTTAGTTCTCATCACCAATCCTTGCAAATGTTATTTTATCCTGTCTACCACGTAGCCCTGCTTTCATATAAGAAGTAGCACGACCTTCAAAGAAGTTCTGATGTTCAACACCCATAACTTCATCCAACCAACCTAGAGGATTCTCACGTTGGTCATAGTTTGTTTTAAGACCAAGCTGTAACAATCTTCTATCAGCTATGTATCTATTGTAAGCATACATATCTTTCTTGGTAAGACCTTCAAGGTCTCCCATGTCAAACACTAGGTCTAAGAACTTATCTTCTAGTGTTACCATCTGTCTACAAATCTCGTAGAGTTCTGCTTTAAAATCATCTGTCCAGATATCTATGTTCTCTTGGATAAACTCTCTAAACAATTTAGTCATGGCTTCAACGTGCATAGACTCATCCCGTATAGAGTAAGTAACTATCTGTCCCATACCTTTCATACGACCAAAGCGTGGAAAGTTTAACAAGATTGCAAAGCTACTGAACAACTGTAGTCCTTCTGTGAAAGCTGAATAGACTGCTAAAGTTTTTGCAATACTTTTCTTATCAGACTTAGTTGTTTTAATCTTGTGAACATACTCGTGTTTGTCTGCCATTTCTTCGTACTCAGAAAAAGCTTTGTACTCTATCTCAGGCATACCCACTGTATCAAGTAGTAAACTGTAAGCATGTTGATGGATAGACTCCATGTTAGCAAAAGAACCCATCATCATTCTAGCTTCAGGTTTTCTAAAGATACGCATGTATCTGTCAACATAACCTGCACCTACATCTACATCGGATTGTGTAAACAATCTAAAGATTTGAGTCAGTAGGTTCTTTTCTTTTTGGTCTAACTCTTGCCAATCTTTTACATCTGTATGTAACGGTACTGACTCCGGCATCCAATGCATTTGGTTTTGTAAGACATAGTAGTCAAACATCCAAGGATTATCGAATGGTTTGTAATAATCTCTCGTGTCTAATAAGCTCATCTGTTCTCCTCGTTAAATCTCTTAACTAAATATTTAAAATTTTCAATTACGTATCCTGCGTAATCTTTTGTTTTTGAGAATGGATTATTATTTTCATCACAATAATCTAACCACATCCTGCTTGTAAAGCCAGAAAACTTCTGACTAAACACTTCTGTAAATTCTTCTTGTTTCATATTAATCCTTTGGTAAATATACTATGACAGCAGAGTTACACTTGGGACAACTTAAGTTAGTTTCCATAATGTACTCTTCGTTCTCATCTTCTATGTCGTGATCTCCACCCCATATTAATCTTGTTCCACAATGCCAACAATCCATATCAACCCTCACAAGCTATACACTCAGCATCATCTAATTTAATACGCTGAACTTTAATGTTTACGTTCTCTGCATTACGAGCAGCATTAGTTCTAAAGTAATACAAAGATTTAAGTTTATTCATACCATACCAATGCACATCGCTAACGTACTGCATATATTCATCGTGTACTTCCTGTGGCTCTGTAGCTTTTGGAAGTGTAAAGAAAAGATTAACTGACTGTGCTTGACAAATAAACTCTTGTCGTTTAGATGCATGTTCTATAATCCATATTTGATCTATCTCATTCGCAGTTTTAAATACTTCTTTCTCTTCATCAGTTAGTATATCAAGATGTTGTACTGAACCTTCGTTACCTGCAATGTCTTTCCATACAGCAGACAACTCATCTTTCTTTAATCCTTTATCTTGTAAGACTTCTTCTAAGTATTTGTTTTTAACTTGGAACGAACCTGAGAGAGTCTTGTGCGTATAAACGTTAGCACGATAAGGCTCAATCGAAGGAGAAGTACCACCACATATGATACTAGAACTAGCGTTAGGTGCAACAGCGAGTAGATGAGCATTCCTCCTGCCACTACCACTGACATCAGGAGCTTCACCCCTGTCCTCTGCAAGTCTTTCAGAAGCTCTGAGTGATTGTGTCTTAATGTGTTTAAATGCTTTGTAATTAAAGCCCGTAGCGAAGATACCTTCAAAAGGAATGTTGCGTGATTGGAGATACGAATGGAATCCCATCGCACCAAGACCCAACGACCTTTCTCGATAAGCCGAGTAGGCAGACTTAAGAAAACCTCCTTTGCCCGGCTTAATATGTTTTTGAAACCTTTTAAAGTTTGCATTATATTCTCCTAAATTATCTGTGTCAACAGCGTTATCAATGTAATGTTGAAGAACGTTGTCAAGCATGGTTATTAAATCATCTATAAACATAGGGTTCTCACTCCACTCATCAAAGTATTCTAAGTTTACAGAAGATAAACAACACACTGCTGTTCGTTCTTCATTCGTAGGTAAAGTAATCTCAGAACATAGATTGCTCTGTTTGATTTCTAATCCTAAATCTTTTTGTTCTTTAGGTAATGCTTCGTTACATGTGTCTATATTAATCATGTATGGCTCACCTGTCTCTGCTCTTGCATTGATGATCTGCCACCACAAGTCTCTAGCATTTACAATCTTTGTAGGCTCGTGAGTCTTAGGGTCAATCAGTCTAAAGTCTGCATCTTCTTGTACAGCTTTAAGAAACTCATTGGTAAGGTTGATACCGTTATGAAGATTAAGATTCTTCCTGTTGATATCACCACCAGATTCTTTACGCATGTTAATAAACTCTTCAATCTCCGGATGAGATATGTCCATGTATGCAGCATAAGAACCACGTCTTGTAGTGCCTTGGTTAAAGGCTAACATCTGAGAATCAACTACATGCATGAAAGGAATTGAACCAGTAGACTTACTACCGTGAGTAGTAGAAATACCATTACTCCTAATATCTCCCCAAAATCCACCAATACCTCCACCCGAACTTGCCAACCAAATATTCTCGTCATAGTGAGCAGATAAACCATCCCTGCTGTCAGGTACATAATTGAGGAAACAGCTAATAGGAAGACCACGACTTGTTCCCCCGTTACTAAGTATAGGAGTGCTAAACATGAACCAACAATTGGAACTGTAGTGATAAAGTCTTTGAGCCAATTCAAAATCTGTGTGACCTTTGTAGGTTGCTCCGAAGACTGATGCTCTGGCAAACGCTTCTTGGGCATGTGTTTCATTCTCCCATAAGTATCTATCCTTGAGGGTGTCAAGGCTAAACTTATCTAATAGTTTTTCGTTACTGTAATTAATTTTTATACCAAGGTATTCCTTGATACCTACTTTATCATCTACCATTATGAGTTCTCGGTGTCGTGTACGTTAAGCATTATTATACCATAATGTAGTATTTTTAGCAAGTCTTTTCTGTTCTTTCCTTCTTTATTTCCATAGCGTTTAGCGTACTTCATAATGTTACCAAGAGTAAATCCCTCCCCATGACCAGAGTCAATGATAATATCTGTCGCTTGGTACTTATCAGAAGCATAATGCTCACCATAAGTACCATCAATATACTCTTGTAATTCTTGTATTAATTGTCCTTCATTAAATTTATAGTTCATCGGTTCTCCATTCCTTGGGTAAGTTATCTTCACTATACCATGTAAAATTATTTTTTTCAGCCCACTCAGCATGAGTACGCTTTGTTCCATCTTTTCTTTTCTTTGCTTGTGGCATTGGTGCATAAGGACTTAAAAACAAAAAGACTAATTCTTGATTTGGATTTAAAGCTTTTCGTATCCAAACATATTTGTTGTATTCTTGATAGTCCCAAAATCTACCTTTTGCTTCTAATAAATATTCTGTGTTATCAATAACTTTAACAAAGTCGGGTTCATAATTGTGCTCAACTACATAAGGTACTTTATTTGAGTGATGATTCCACGTTTGTAACACTGTGGAGTGTAAGGTATGTTCCCATTTAGAGTCATATCCTTTTGGGACATTTTTTTCTGTGGGTCTAACCACTCGTGGTTTTCTAAAACCAACCATTATAGTATATCTGAATATGTAATTTTATCAAGAGGTTTTGTTTTTAATTTCTTTTTAATTAACTTACCAAACCACCTAGGTGTGTATGAAGACACGAGCAAAGTTCTATTTGAAAATATATGAGTCTCATTCGGTAAATAATTTTTATAATTTTTAACTGAAACTTTATTTTTTTCTTCTTCGTTTAACATAGTTTTTAACCAGTCAACAACAAACTGAATTGATTTTTTTCTTATCTCTTTAGATTTTCTTCCGTTCATACAAGCTCCTCTACGTTAGGTTCACTAACAATTTTTGTAAAATATACAGGTCCTTTTGCATAATTAAATACCCTTAAACCTTGTCCATCATTCGCATCTTTGTGGCATTCAAATTTATGAGGACACCACGAACAACCTCTTGCAACTTTCATATTCCCTGCTTTACCTTCAGGGACAGGAGAGTAACAAAAATCTGGAGGCGTATCTGAAACAATAATATTTTTTACATTTTTAATTTTAGATTTAATATTTGGCTTATCCATATCGTCAGGAATAAACATAGTTAACTCACCTGTTTCTTTATTCATTACAAGGAAGCCACCTTTATTAGTTTTTTCGGCAGCTTCATACCCTGCCAACTGTGAAAGATATCCAAACGCATCGTCTTCTGCAAGTGTTCCTTCTTTAAACTTTTTAAATGCATAGCCTGAAGCAGTTTTAACATCAACAACTTCGCCATCTATCATACAATCCATATGTCCTTTGATGCCACTCACAGTTATTTCTTTTTGTTGTGACGTAAGTTTATGTCCTGAGAGTTTAACAAAGAACAACATTAATACTTCTAGCAAATGACCATACAAAAATTTAATTTGAGTGCTAGGTTGTAATTTTTCTGTCGTATCAGATTGAGTATGAGTATCAAACCAAAGTCTTCTTTCAGGTTTGCCTATATTAGACATACGTAAAATAGGTTTACCTTCTACGTTTTGTGGTGTAGCCCAATGTCTTAATGCATCAGACATATCTTTACCAAACTCTTCAAACATTTCTTCTGAAATATTTAATTCGTTTCCCTCGGTAAGAGAGTTTAATACATTGTATATATCTTCTACTAAATTATTTAATTTCTTTTTCATTGTCTGCCTCCTTAAAGGCTTTAATTACATCAGATGAAAAGAGCTTCTGTAAATTTACAAGAAACATTCGACTTGCTTTGTGGTCACCACCACTTACAGTTTTAAATGTGTCAAGTTTATCTACAATAGTTCTAAGAACATCTGTTTTAAAAACAAGAGTGCAAAACTCATTGTCCCCCACGCAAAGATTATGAAACCAATAATCAGATTCAGTAGCTCTGATTCCTGAAGGCTTACCCCATGATTCATATTCAATGCATATGTTTCCAGACTTTTGCCATAAATCTTTTTCAGATTTAACTTCTATTTTTTTATTGGTTAGCATCTCTGCTACTTTTTCTTCACGTATTGTACCATATTCTAGGTCAATGTCAAACTTTTTTCTATCTTTTTTAGTGGGTTTCACTCCAATTTTCTCCTATCTTGTATTCACCATCCATAGGA